GTAGAGCTTTTTTATTTTGCGCTACTCCATTAATCGTATCCCGCCACATAGTATTATGTAATAGGTAATGACAAGAATCGCATTGAAAGGCATTGAAAGAAAATAGTCTTGGGGTTGTTCTGATTACTGTATTTCCCCCACCAAGATCAATGTAAACCGTTCCGTCGAGCATTTTCATGTCAAACTCCGGGGTAATATAATAATTAAACAGGTTACCCATACTTTCGAACGAATACACTGTATCTACGACTGGCACTGTTATTGAATCTAAGAGATATTCTTTTGCTGATCCCGATCCCGATGGCCAATAAACAGTTTGAGTTTTGAGGCTTATAGCCATTAAGCTAATTATTAAAATAATAAATAATTTTTTCATGATATTTTAAATTTAAGGTGTTTTCTTTAATTCTATTTTACCAAATTTTGCAGCAAAACCATTAGTTAAACATTTTCCTGTTATTTTTATGATATTTGTAGTAGAAAAATCTAATCCAGTTGAGGCTAAAAATGATCCTGCTATACTTGATACCGAATATTCATTAGCCGATGATTGAGTTAAATAAGCTGTAGTTGAAGAAGTTCTATATATTTCAAATTGTATATGAATGAATCCTCCATTATAAAAAGTAACACCTTGAACTGGAACAACAGAATCATTAACACCAAAGTAACATTTAATATATGATGACGTTGCATTATCTCCGCTATTAGTTAAATATACATCAAAAATTAAATTATCTCCATTCTTAGTCAATATATTAGCAGGCAAAGTATAAGAATACAAATCTATTTCACCTGTCCCACTAGTAGAAACAGTAGATATAAATGTTTTAATAACTCCATTAATTGGACTCCATCCCCCTCTCCCATTTTTGTAATTTTCCCAAGTATTCTTATTATTGTCAATAAATATATCCCCAATCCGTCCAGACAATCCGGTTGTATCAGCGGCCATAGGTTTACGAACTGGAACGGTATCGTTACCGATTTTGATAATGCCACCGCTTGAGACATTTATTTTAGGTGTGTTAATGGCTTTATTGGATCGAATACTATCATTTGAAATAAATTTACCCGTTCCAGTTGTTGAAATATTCCCATTTGTTGATATACCCCCATTAATCGTAGTTAAGATTGAAGTATTACGGACATTAATATTTCCGCCTCCTATAGTTGTACTATCACTATAATATCTGATGATTAAATCATTGCCGTATGTACCACCACTACCAAAAAACTTTTTTGAATAAATGCCTTTATAAAATTCAAAGACCGGATCACCATCATAATTCATCACTTCAATAAATTTTGCTGTATCACTGCCTCCGGTTGCGGACTCTTGCCAACTTTCAGATAATCCATTTGATTGTAAAAATTGCCCAACATGCCCAGTCTGATCCGGCAGTCCTGCGTATTTCGTAGCAATCTCAACCCGCAAATTATTGGCTGTATCTTTTAGAGCTTTTTTTGTAGGGATTCCTTGTACAGAAATAGGCTTATTCGATTTAATATAACTCGAATCGCTACGGGGTTGGATGTAAATAATAGCAGTGCCTTTCTGAATCTTCAGCGAATCAGTTATTGTTATTTGAGTAGCATTTCTTGCTTTTATCCGGTTTACAGCCAATGAATCAATACGCAATTGAGCGCGCGCGGGCAAGATGATAATTGTTAATAAAATTGTTAATATATATTTCATACTCTCCAAATTGATGCCTGAAATGTACCAGCCTCTACGGGATGCACCCGGAAGCCGGATAAAGTGATATTTGAAATAGTAAACATAATTATTCCTTCTGAATTGTAACAATAAGGATGCCCGCCAAATTGCCACGCGCTTGCCAATGCTTCGCTAAATACTATGTTAGTATATGGTGTCGATACAGATTCGTTAACAAGTACATCCGGTTGCGCTTGTGTATAATACGTCGTACCATTAATTGTTAATGTTACTGTGTCGCCGTCTTGGGTTGTTAATACAATAGTATCTGCCATTATGCCGGGTGATTTTCAGTTTTTACAGTCGAATCATAAAGCGGAATAAATGCACTTGTTGCGATTCTATCCAAATAGCCGTCGGGTAGAGATGAATCTGTTTTTATAAACCTTATGCCTGCTTGTATTGTACCTGCGGACATTGCGGAGGTTATAGTACTATCCAGGATAGCTTGGTACTTATATGCAGTAATCCTTTTTAAGGTCGTATATCCGGCACGGACAGTTTTTGAATATAGCTTTATATCGCTTGTTTTTGTGTATAAATGTAGAATTATTTCGTAGAAACTATCCAGGCTAACAGGGGTATCGTTGGGCAAAAACCGTTCAATATCTATAACTATATCTTCTCCGCAATAAGCCATATTCGTTTTTTTACAAAATTACTTTAACTGGCTTATATATATTGTATTTGCTTAAATAATCAGTTATTAACGTTCAATTATAACAAAAAAGACCGGGTGAGAAATCCCGGCCTTCTGGCAAATAGGCAACAAACAAGAATTAACTATAATCTCTGATCTTAACAAACAAACTCAAATTGTTAAGATTTATCCGGCTATTGGATTCAACCAACCCATGAAATTTTTTAAGAAATTCAATTTCTGGTTCGGCAAATTCAAATTCAGCATCTTGCTCAAATCCGATATGGTAACCGTTAACGTCCTCTGCAATAGCCAATAGCTTTCTTTTTTCTTCTGATAGGTCTATTTTATCATAAATATTTCTTACAAGCTCCATCTCGGAGGTTTTATCAGTATTATAGCCTCTCAAGTGCCTGAGTAGTTCGATGCGTTCTTTTATTGATAAGTTCATAGTATTTTTATTTTAATGTATATTTTATCGTAGCTTTCTAAGTATGCATAATAAACAATATGTTTTGTTGTGGCAATTATAGGATGTGAGCACATATGCTCATATCCAAATTCCCAACTTTTATATTGATAATAAATATTAGTAGCATATGTTATTTGTTTAGGGTCAAATAAAGGGCTTCCGCTAATTCCAAAATAATTATCCACATATTGTTTTAAATAAAAATTTTTCCAAGTTGCACCCAATACTATACTTGTATAAATAGGCGCTTTCCAAATATCAGAGCTAATTCTCAAATTAGGTGATTGGTTCACCATTATTAAGCTTCTTAGCTCTTTATATCCTCCAGTAAACTCAAATATGGGCTTAATTTGAGCAATGCAATTAATACATAAAAATAAGGCAATCATAAAAAATAATGTTTTCATAAGTTTTATAGTTTAAATTTATAAATAAATGGTCTTTGGCAATTTGCACAATAAACCGTAATTTCTCCTTTAAATGGTTGTCGTTTGTCGAAAACAATAGCCTGACAATTAGGGCAACGAGCAAAATAATTTGATGTAACTTTAAAAAATTCTCCGGTTAAAAAATCAGTTAAATCCATATTTTTAGATTTAGCCATATTTTGCAGAAGTTCTTTTTGTTCTTTAGATATTCTAATGTCTAATCTATCGTCTTTCATACTATTTTTCAATATTATACGCAAATGTACAACAAATGTTTCACATAAACAATATGTTGTTTAACATATATATAATTTTAATGGTAACTGATTAATTTAAGGGTTTCTTGCAATGATACCAGAGTTTGTATCATACCAAAGATATTTCCAATTCGGGGAACCGCCTACTTGAGCAGTAGTAGGTAAATTTTTCATACGCACATCTAAATAAGTATCAGCAGCATAAACATAAAATAAATTATTTGTATAATATTTTTCAATACCAAAAACACCAGGCATTAAATATGCATGAGTAGTAGAGTTTCCCCTATCTAAAGTTATGGAAGGTGTTAATACAGAATCCGCTTCTAATATTAATGTGCCACCATTTCCTGAATATAAAGTTAATTTATTAGTAGATGCAGATATCTCTATATGATTAGCATTTTCTGAACTGTTTAACGTGACCTTTGAAAAATACCCCTCCCCGGTCGGTTTAATCCAAAATTTAGCGTTTGCCCTATTTGCATACGTAGCTCCGGCATAAAAAGGATAATCATCGGGTGCCATGCCTGAACTGGTAGCGGCAACCCCGGTATCTTTTGCCAGCCTATTTGAAGTTATTGTCCATCCAGCAATATTACCCTTTGAAGCTATCAATGTACCATCGTGGTAACCTCTCAAAGGTGCGCTATTACGGTTTGCATATGAAGCCCCAAGCCACCAGCCAACATCCGTACCAGTTCCGCCACCACGCATTCCGCCCCATTCATTACCGTAAATATCCTTTACCCGGATGGAGCCAGCCGAAACAATACCGTTATCAATTGCGACCTGGGTAGAATCGTAAACAGTTCTTTTTGCCCAATCACCGGAAACAAAAGCACCGGATGGACGGGAGACAATACAGGTATATAGGTCTGACCCGTTTGTCCATGTATCACCGATTAAATAAGGCGTATAAGGGGTGACATTGAAGTTTTTAGTTTTGGTATTGGCTAATGCAATTGCAGTGTTTGCTGCGGATTGAGATGTATTTATGCCTTGCAGATCATCTTCAGGAGCTGGCGACCATTCAGAGCAAATATTAGCTTCTTCTATTTTTAATTGAGTGAAATCTATATCGTCATCATATCCTTCAGCCATAATATAAACATATACCATTTGCTCGGCAGACGGATAATTATAAACAAATGTTGTTTTATAGCGCGTCCATCCGCTATAAGCAGGTAAGGCGGCATAGGCAAAAGTATCATTGTTTTCAAAAACCAGCCCAACATTTAAAGCGTCTTGGCTGTTATTTCTTGCCATAAATGATATAGCATACGTTTTGCCGTTTTCAAAAAATATCGCTTGCCTATTTTCCCAACCAAAATTTAATTGAACATACTTTATATCATATTCTATATAAATAGTAATCGCACCCCAATACTGCGCTCCAAATCTATAATCGGAATTCCTTACCAGGTTACGACCACTCAATTGTAAGGCATTTTCAAAACCAGATGAACCACTTGTAAATACTACCTTGCCGTGAATTTCACCAAGATCAAGATCAAACCATGTTAACCCATCAACACTCTGAACCCGTCCGGTTTTAACGAATCTGCCATTGATAGCCGTTTGTCCATAAGTCAGCATTACGCCTCTAATCCCATCTACTACCGAATTAAGTACACCCACAAGAAAATAAAAATAAGTAGGATCGCTTTCAACAGTTCTTTGAACGGTGTCTAAAATTAGTGTCCCTGAGTTCGCAGTCGAACGTGTACAACGGGCGTATATATAATAAAAACTACCAGCGACAAGGCTTGTATAATTATTTTCAGATAAATACCAAGTTCGCGGAGTTTCTTCAATAGTAAAATGGACTAACTGTCCGGCACCAAGTTTACACAATGCCGGATCACTTGTATAATTAGGCTCAATAAGAGAAGATAAAGTAAATTGACCGGATTTTGAGCCTACCGAAAGCATTGACGTTTCTATGCTTAAAGGCTTAATCCTATCCACGTCAAAATAGCCGTCAGGATCAAAAACGGCATTGTAAAGTTCATCAATGTTTTTCCAGTTACGCATTGCGCGCGCGATGTCGGTCAATCTGTTTACAATTGCTAATCTTTTCAAATCGGCAATATCAGCAATTAATCTTGTGCTTAATTGCGGTGAAAGGCTTTCATCTAAATCCAATACCCATTTAGCACCCTCAAAATATAAATCCCTTTGATAACCGGTAATTTGAATAGCTGAATTAATCCCTAACGCAGCATCAACAACGGTTATATAATCGCCAACGTCCGGCGTTAACGCTGCTTCTTTCATAAAAATAGCGTCAAGGTCTAATTTATATTGCACGCGCGGGTGATTGTTTTGATTAATATAGCTTGTTGCTGCTTCTCTTAATGCTGTTTCAGCCTCAGTTATATAAGACTGAGGCATGATAATATCAATAAATACAAACTGGTTACCGTCTTCGGGCTTTAACGTGTCATTTGGAAGTACATAATTTTCTATTAACCCGCTTCCATTAATAGCTTTTTCCTGATCCAGTACTTTTAAGGATATTTCTTTTGTAATGTCGTTGTAGGATGATATTTCAAATTCATATCCCGCCAAAAGTCCAGTGTTAAAATGAACTTTTGCAGAAGTGCCGGGCATTAATTGATTGTTCAAATTAAAATCAATAGACGAACATTTAAAGATGGTTTCATCCGTCGGACTAACCTCTGTAATTACACCATTAAAACGAGGTTTTATATCTTCAAATGTTTGAGAAGCTTCCATTATACCGTATAATTCAACATTGCTTTCTATATAGCTTTCAGCAAGTTTTAAACGGGTCGAGTAATTCCGGTAATCAGAAGGGATGTTTCTTGTTGATCCATAAGGATAAAGCCTTGTAATAATATTTTTTGAATCAACAACAGTCCTATTCAATTGCCATAAGCCCACGCCTTTTCCGTAAGAAAAAGAAGCCAAAGGGGCAGAGGTAAAATTATCAATGCTTATAGACTTTGATTCGCTTATTTTAAAATTGACTGAATACTCAGTGCATAATCTTTGTAATACTTCTAAGCAGTTTTCATTTGAGAATTGAAGTGTTTTTGTTTCTGTGCCTATTTTTACAACTCCAGTGCTCCACCCCGTATAAACCCGATTGAGATTAGTTATAATAAGATTAACAAAAACAGAAAGATCGCCGGTCAACGGAAATTCGCCATTTATTAGATTTGTATACTGAATCTTGCTCAAATCATATTGAATACTCTCAAATATGCAATCATATAAATAATTATTTTCGCCTCTCTTGGTTACTGATGGAATTATATTTAAATTGAATTGACGACCAAAAATTAGAATATAATCTCCAATTTGAAAGTCTATAACTTCGGTTATGGCAAAGGAAATTTTACAAACATCCTCACCGTTTAATTGTTTCGAATGTTGCGAGCCTGTATCAATTGATACATTTGTTAATATATCTTCGCCCCTGTAAATTGTTATTGTCATAATATTTCAGTACAATTTGTTGGCGTAATAGTTATAATTCCATCTGTCCCCTGATAAACTACTATACAATAAACCCCTAATGTTGAGTAAAAATGAGACTTAACCCCTGAGCCAACAGCACAGACCGAATAAGTCCCGTCTCCCCATGCTATTGTAATAGCCTTTGAAGTATTATAAGTTAAAGTAGCTGAATCAACTATACTTGCTGATCTGTCAGCCAAAAATTGACGGGTAAAAGGATATGGTTCCGCCAGGGGTAATGAAAAACTGCAAATAGATTTAGTATCATTTAATCTTGATCCCCTTTCAGGATCAAAGCCATCCTCTACATATACCAGAAAAATACCAGGTACCCCGGAAAGTTTTAAATGGTGCAATCCTGGCTTAATCATTTCGTTAATAAATGTTTTTATCTTTGTCCGCACGTCTGAATAAGTGGTACCCAAAATAAAGCAATCTAAATTAGACCTGCGCGCCTCCCACTTAGGGGAGGTTAAATCTATTTCCAGCCCGTTTTCATCCAGCCAATTATTTGATAGCGATTCTTTGCGTCTGGGTAGCGCAAGAAACCCTGAAGCCTTTTCGATATATACCGAATAAACGGTTTTTATATTACTACCGTTTAGTAAATATAATGTACTGTCATTTGTATAATTAGATGCCATTTGCCCGATTATTTATAAGTGAATTATCACTATTAGCCCTAAGTATATCTCGTATTTCAATTAGGTTTCTGGTATTAGATTCAATTAATATAAGTTGCGAATATCCTTGCATCATTATTGATGTTTGTTCTAACACGCCTATTCTTATGCCATTCATTTGTCCGGCGATAATATTAGCCGTGTCCTCTTGTATTTGAGATATTGCGCCGGATAAAGCCCCTTGATTAGAAGAGCCTTTAAAAACTACCCCAAAGGATTCTTCTATTTGCTTCATTCCGATATTGGCATCAGCCATTATTTTTTGAGCACTTTCGTTTAAAGCCTTTTTCTCTTCTTCGGTTATTTTAGCATCCTCAGAAAATGAAGCAAATTGATCTAACCATAACTGAGTTTGTTTTTGTAAAAACTGAGCTTGAAAAGCTTTCATTGCTGCTTTTTTCAATGCATCCTCTGTAAAATCAGCTAATTCCTGGACACTCATTTGTCCGTCTGCAAAAGCATTAGAAATACCGGAAAGTATACTATCATAAGTGGAGCCGGTAACGCTTTCTATCCACTTTTTTTGAGTATCTTCAAGTAATTGATTAACATCAACGCCCTCTTGTTTAAGTTCTTGAAGTTGAAGAAATAATTCTTTTGCTCTTTCTGATAATCTATTTTCATAAAAAAGTTTCTCTATATCTTCATAGGTTTTGCCATATAGTGATTCCCATTGCGTTTCCATAGTAGTCTTACCGGTAGTAGCCTGTTGAAAATTACCGGCTAAGATACCGCCAACTACTTTCCACGCATCCGTCTTAGTAGATTCGGATACACTTGCAGCAAATTGTTCTTTCCATAATTCAGCCATTTTAGCTTCTTGCAATTGCTGATTCTGAACCCGTTGGATTTCTAAAATTTCCTTTTGGTTTTTTAAATTTTCAATTTGCGATTTATTTAAATCCGAATATATACGCAATCTTTCACGCAATATCAAATTATATTCAAAATCGCCTATTGCTATATTTTTAGTAAAGGCCTCAATCTCTTGGTGCATCTGCTTAATCCTTGCTTCTTCTTTTCTTATAGCATCAATCGAAACGCCTATAATCGTTGTTGCGGCTGAGACAATACCACTTATACCTTGTATCTTATTACTTCCGCTACTTCCACTTGTTTTTATTTTTTCTAAACTTTCATAAGCCTTTTGAATGCTATCTAAGATAGAACCTATATTATTACCAATTGTACCGCCTATAGTGCCTGCTATATCTTTTAAAGCATCCCCGATAGCCATTACATTATTATAAGTATCATCAGCAAGTTTTTGTTCTACGTCGTATATTTTTTGTAATAATTCTATACGTTCCTTACTATTATCAGCATGTTTAGTTAGTTCAGTTCGTAAATCAACAAGTCTATCCTTGAGGTTATTACGGGACATTCTATCTATGTCGCTGAATAAGGCTTCCTAACGTTCTTCTGTCCGCCTGTTATATTCGGCGTTCATTTTTTCGCTGTCTTTATCAGTTAGCGAAACCTGCTTACCTGTTTTTTCATCAATTTCAATAACTTTAGTTTGAGTTTTAGGAATTAATTTTTCAGGTGTTTTGGCTGTTTTTTCTTGGAACGCAGCTAAGTTATTGTAATAAACTAAAGTACTTTTAACTTTTTCGATTTCCTTATCTAAGGCAATTAATGCACCTTCATTATTTATGTCTGTCTTTTTAGTCCTAGTTTCGTTTAATTCTTTTAGTTTATTTTCTAAAGTATCTATTGTTTTTAATGTATTTTTTGCATCTTTATCATCCTTGCCTATAATTAATTCGTTAATGGTTTTTTTATCTTTCATTAAATCAGCAATAGCGGCTAATTCTTTTTTAAGAGTTGTATATTCGATAGCCCCTTCTTTACCTAATTGCGCTAATTTCTTGCCAGCATAGGGCTTTAATTGGTTTTCGATAACTTTTTTTAACCCAACCAAATAATCAACAGCTTCCTGTTTATTAGCAAAACCAGCCATTGATCTTTTAACAGCTTCTATATAAATTTCTGGTACCCTTTTCGTCTGAGCATCAATTGTACGTAATTGCGCTGCTAGAAAATCAGTGTAACCAATATTAAATTTTGCATTTATTTTATCCCACCAGCTTATCAAATCCGATTCTTGTACATTTTGAGCTGATTCAGCTAATTCGTTAACGGATTCAATTAATGCTGTCAATCCGCTTACGGCATTTTTCCAAAAACCTTTTTTACCCAAAGTATTTAATAATTTATCCCAAGCGTCTCCGAGATTAGATATTTTGCCGCCTAATGTTTCAGATATAGAAGCCATAGAACCAGCAACCCCTTCCATGCCGCCTAAAGAAGTTATATAATTCCTTATCGAGGTTGCTGATTTATCAACTGTCGTAGACTGTTCTTTGAAAGTAAATGTAATTTTATCGCCAACTACTTTTGCTTTTATGCCAAATTCTTTTAACCGCTCAAATTCGCCAACTTGTGCGTCGAGTACTGCTTCAGCTAATTGACCAATTCCTTTACCAGTGCTAGATGCTAAATCACCTAATAATTTTAGTTGTTCACGAGTAGGTTCAAATCCTTGATTCTTAAGTTTTACAAAAGCATTAGTTAATTCGCTTAATTGGAAGGGTGTTTTTGCGGCAAATTCCGTAAGCATACCCATTGCGTTAGTGGCTTTCAACGCACTACCATATGATGTAGTTAAAACAGCCTGATATTTTTCAAATTCTGATCTAACACTTATAATTTGACGTCCAAGATTAGTAAGTGTATTGATGCTAAAATAAGCTACCATTGCAGTGCCTATTTTGCTCATCACACTGTCCATGCCCTTCCCTTGTTGGGTAACATTATCAGACATTTTCTTGAATTGAGATTCAACCTGAGCAACTCTTTGTTTCAGTTTATTTATCTCAATGTCAAATTCAAAATTCAGCGCACCACCTAATGTATTTACACCATCCCCCATTACCCAATTAATTTTGCCGTTAATTCTTCATCACTTATAAGTATAGGAACACGTTTACACTCTCCTGGTATTTCCTTGAAAAGCATCTGTAAATTAGGCCACGTAATCCCCCAAAGAACATAATCCCATGAGAAACGATAATATTTTATTGTGGCTCCGATAAATCCCCAGGGGCTATTATCTCCCCCGTACCAGTCGGGCTCGTCTGCTTTTTTGGGGCGAGTATGTTCTGCCCTTTCAGGAAGACGATAGTATTTAGAAAATTTATCCCATTTGTTTGCACTGTAATGATGCTCATTAAATTCTCAAGATCGGCAGCCGTAGCATTCCATAAAAAATACCTCCATCTGAGCCAATGAAAAAACTTTATTTGTAAAGGTTTTCTAAGAGTAGCTATCGAAACCATTTTGCAAACTGTTTCAGCATTTTTTCCAATCAAATCAAAAAACTGTCCCGTCACCCCACCTTCAGAGGTGTCTAAATTAGATATATCTATTTTTGGAAGCAATCCGGAAAGCTTTATCATTGTCCCAGGATAAAGGGGTTTTATAACAAATGTTTTTTTCTTTCCAAATAGTTTTCTTAACCCAGTAGTTTTTATCGAAAACTTAATCCCCTGATCTAAAATAATATTCGCAGTTTTTTCTTCCATAATTTTAGAGAAAAAAACCCCGATCAAAGCCGGGGTTTTCGTTTAACATTATTTTCACAATAATTAGTTTACGTGCTTTTGGTAACCCTGACAGCAGCTTCACCTCCTTTAGTCGGAGCTAAAACAGTTGCAATAATAGGCATTTGACCCATTGAAGAACGTCCCAAACTTGCGCTAATTTTAGCAACTAAGCTTGCGCGGGTAATCTCATACTTAGTAAGAGAGGTAGTGATAATTTCGACAGACATTTCAATTGTTGGCAATGTAGACGGAGAGTGCCATACAGCAGATGCTCCGCTTCCTGTGACCGTTCCACCAAATACCCTAACCATATTTTCAGGCGTCCAGTCCACGATTGCCCAATTGAATTTTTTAAGCCCCGCCTTTTTGCTCTGATAAATAGGGTCATCAGCTTCTTCCGAGTAGAATTCGGTAACGGCGGCATCATCTTGTTCAAAATTGACTGTACCCTCAAAAGTACTACCGAGAGAAGTAAGAGAAGTTCCCATACCTCCATCCCCGGCAATTGCGCCAATTTTGATTGATGTTATTCCTACAGCATATAATTCAGCCATTTTATTTATTTTTTAATAAGTATTTACAATAAATCTTAAATTATAATAATGTTCTTTTCGAGATTCATCCCTGATTAAAGACTGTTGAGGGTCTTTGTAAATGATAAGTCCGTTTGATCCGTAATTTTCAAGTGCGGTCTTAGCAGCGTTTACCATTGATTTTAAATTATCATCATCAATGGTGCCGTAATCGTCCTTATCCTTACAATGACAATTGACATTTATTGTCGCAATATCAATGATGTTAGGTGTATTGTTAATCGCATTAATAACAAAATACTGCGTTAATAAATTTTCATTCTCCGCAGCGTCAGAAAGATGATACTTAATGATTGGTAGGGCTGTACCCGAATCCAATGCAGTAAATACTTTGTCTACTATGTCAATTAATGTTACACTCATTTCAAAAGACGTTGTTTTGCTTTTCTTAAAAGCCTTTCTAACATTTGCCTTGCAGCCTCGGAACTACCGGTTATAACATCTAAAGGAGGAGTTGTATAACCATCACGTTGACCAGATTCTAAAGCTAATGCATAATCCATTCCGGCTACACCCACAAATACCCATCTTGATTTTTGGCCTATGGATAAAGCGTGTTCTTTACCTTTCTCCAAACCGGTTACTCTGTCAGTACCATCGCTACTTTCTTCAAAATCTTCATGTTTGATTTGGCCATTCTGAACAATTATATAACCTATCGAACTACGAAGATTTCCGGTTTGGTCTTTATAAGTATTTATACTCCTGGCTTCCTTTACAAAGGCTTCTCCAACATATGAAAGAACTTTAAAAATATAATCATCCAATACACGCTCAATAATCTCGCCGCGCTTCCGAATATCCCCGGAGTTAAACTTAGCTTTTAAAGCCATACCTTAGTAGACTTCTGAAGCTGTTCAAAACCTTGAACTTTACCAGTATAAAATATTGTACCATCTTCATTTGTTAATGTTACTGAAGCCCCAAAAGGGAACGTCCTATCCAAAACAGGCAGGTAAACAGCATAAGCATATAAATATTGATTGCCTTCTGCGTTCCTGACAAGCGAACCTTTACCATTTGACTCTGCCCGGCAAATACTCGAATAAGTGCCAGGTGTTAATGAGGTATATTTACCTGTTGAGGTATTTAACGTAGGCTTTGCAGCGTAAGTCACTGTTATGATATGTGGATATCTTACCAGCATGATACTCCTTTTACGGTTTGTTTAAATTCAGTAGTCAAGCCCCAGCGCACTAAAAGCATATCTATGCATGTTTTAATATGCTCTTTTTCTGACAAGGAATAACTTAGCCCGCCTTCACTCATGTTAGCCCCACCTAGTAAAAGCCTGTAAATACGGATTGTTGCCATATCTACCTGCTTTCTTTCAGTTTCGCTATCATAAGGATCATCAGCGATTATTCCTTCATCTTCCAAAGCCTTAGCCCACGTATTTGTAGATAAAACTATTCCGTGAACTTCAGATAAATTTGCTTTTAAAGCTTCAAGGTTTGTCATCTCGAAAAGAATTAAAGGGCGGAATTACCGCCCTGTTATTTTTAGCTTGTTGCGTCAGTTTCCATTATGTAAATGGAATCAATTGCTTCAACGCCCGGGAAAGCCTTTAACTCACCCTGGGTATATTCGGCAAATGGGTCATTCTGAGCCCATTTTGACAGCAAACAATTATTGAATGTTGCATAACTAACACCTGTGACTGGACGTATTTGCTCAACTGTTAAGGTATTATGAATAACACCTAATTTACCAGTCGGAACAAAGGTAATATTTGCCTGATCCCAGGGTCTGTAAGTTGCGGGTATGCCGTCTGTTTCGATGGATTTAACAATGTCTACAACTTCGATAATAGGAAGTTGATTTTCGGTTAAATACTCATTTATCTTAGCAAGTGAGGGCTTAATTGTACCGGCCTCTACCTGTTGCCAACCTTTCATTAGGTTCAAAACTTCTGTGCATTTTGAAAACAAACGATAAAGCACAATAGGCATTAATATTTTTTCGAACTTAATACCCTTAATTTCAGCAGCAGCAACGGTAGTTTCAATGTCTGTAATTGGTGTCATGGTAGCCAGATGGGCTGTTTCCCATGTAACAGCACAATGCACTGCATTTGCTGCGGGCATTAATAGATCAATATCTCCCGGCGCAATCCCATCAGGATTAGTAGAAGTATTAATCGAAATTAATCCGGTAGAAAGCGCCTGACATACCATAATATCTAACCGATCCATTACAGCATTACCGCAATATGCAAGATCATCCCAAATAAACTTCATTATCTGAGTTTTTTTGATATCCTCTGCCACACGCATACTTTGAACAGCTAAGAACTGATAGTAATCAGCTTCTTTCATTTGACGCGCAACTTTTATTGCGGATACTTCACCGGCGAGTTTTTCCAAGTAAGTCCTCGACCTACGGGGAGCCTTTGCCCCATGATCTACTACAGAAGCAGCAGCCTCTATTCTTTGTCTACCAATTACAGTAGTATAACTTAAGGTTGCGGCAGGTACCCCCCAATCAAAATAAGCAGGAAACCATGTTTTACGGAACTTGTCGAGCCTTGCATCGACAAATACTTGCAGTTGTTCTGCATACGCTCCGAATACTGAAGAAATTCTATTATCAGCCATTTTTTATCCTCCTTATTTAGAATCAGTAAAAATAACAGCCTTTAACCCACTTTTTTGCGTGGTCATCAAAGGTCGTATCCTGCGGGTGTAAGCAGTTCCACGAATAACTATCGAAAGTGATTCGGTAGAACCTACTTTCGTATCTGCTAACAAAAGTCCTGTTGGACTGTTTTTGATAGCCCCTGCACTTGCGCCAGCGGCAGAGCTTTCGTAAAGAACATCAGCAGCCGTTAAGGCTCCAAGTGTTGTTCCGATAGTCAGGATGTCATATAATGCACTGGTAGTTGTATCAACTGCGGTAAGAGCATAAGCAGCCCCACCGACGGTTTTAGAAACAACAGAGCCAACGATTAAATGACTACCTTTTTTTACATGTATCTCAACATGTCCACCTGCTGTATTTTCATATACTTCAGCGGTTTTGCAGAAAGTGCCAAGTCGGGTCGACTCATTAACTTCGATAG